TGATTCGTATGCCCTTTCCAGGTGTAAAAGGACAGGACGAAGCAAAACCAGTCACGGTAAATGTACCGTGTGTGGAAATGTGGGGCGATACTTGCCCAGTACACGCAGAGATTCGTCCATGGTTTAAAGATCCAGCATTGGAAGACATTGGACGCAAATATTGGAAAAAGCGTTCATACATTTTCCAAGGATTTGTTATTAATGATCCACTCGGCGAGGACGCTCCCCCAGAGAATCCAATTCGTCGATTCGTTATTAATCCATCGATTTATAAAATCATTAAAGCAGCGCTTATGGATCCAGATATGGAAGATCTTCCGACTGATTATAAGAACGGCACAGATTTTCGTCTTATAAAAACACAAAAAGGACAATATGCTGACTATTCAACTTCAAATTGGGCACGGCGTGAACGCAGTCTCAGTGAAGAGGAAATGGAAGCAATTGAAACGCACGGTTTATTTAATCTCAGTGATTATCTTCCAAAGCGGCCGTCAGCCAGCGACATAACAGTTATTTACGATATGTTTCAGGCATCAGTAGATGGTGAGTTGTACGATCCAGTGAAATGGGCCGATTATTATCGACCATATGGTGTCTCAGCATCAACGAAACCTGCAACTGCACAAGTTGCTCAAACTGAAACAGTTACACCAGTTACACCCGTTAAGGTAGAACCCAGCAGTGCGCCAGCGACTGAAACAGTCAACGATACATCGAATAACAAGAGTGCAGATGAAATTCTTGCTATGATTCGTAATCGTAAAAATACTGAAGAAGCAGAAGCTTAAACTATGTTAGAGGGGGTTCGCCCCCTCTAATAATTCTATGGAGACAATAAATGGTAAAACCTTATGATTTTTCGAAATTTCGAAAAAATTTAACAAAAAATATAGACGGTCTAAGTTTAGGCTTCAACGATCCGAAAGACTGGATTGACACTGGCAGTTATGCATTAAATTATCTTATTAGTGGAGACTATTATAAAGGTGTGCCGCTTGGTAAGGTAACAATGTTTGCTGGAGAATCTGGTTCAGGTAAGAGTTTAGTTGTAAGTGGAAATTTAGCACGAAACGCACAGGAGTCTGGTTGTTTTGTTGTTATGATGGATAGTGAGAATGCATTAGATACAGCATGGCTAGAGGCACTAGGTGTAGATACAAGTGAAGATAAACTTCTAAAAATTAATGTATCTATGATTGATAGTGTTGCTAAAACATTATCAGAATTCCTCAAAGGTTATCGAGAAGAAAACCAGGGCAATGAATATGAAGATTGCCCTAAAGTAGTAATTATTATTGATAGTTTGGGAATGTTGCTATCGCCAACAGACATTAAACAGTTTGAAGCCGGCGATTTAAAAGGTGACTTAGGACGTAAGCCTAAAGCACTAACGGCATTGATACGTAATACAGTTAATAATATTGCCCCATACCCAATTGGATTTATAGTTACAAACCACACATATGCTTCACAGGATATGTTTGATCCGGATGATAAGATATCCGGTGGGCAAGGATTTGTATACGCAAGTTCAATTGTTGTTGCTATGCGGAAATTAAAACTTAAAGTTGATGCAGATGGTAATAAGGTTTCTACAGTCTTAGGAATCAGAGCAGCTTGTAAAGTAATGAAGAGTCGTTTTTCAAAACCATTTGAATCAGTACAAGTTGAGATCCCATATGAGACAGGTATGAGTCCATACAGCGGATTGGTTGATATGTTTGAAAAATCTGGTGTCCTTGTTAAGCAAGGCAATAGATTAAGATATGTTGACAAAGCCGGTAAAGAACATTTGTATTTTAGAAAAGGATGGAATGCAGAAACATTGCCTGTTATTTTGCAAGAGCAAGAAGGCGGACCTGCGTTAGAAGTAATAGAATCCGATGAAGAGTTAAATACCGAAGAAATTATGGATGAATAGGTAAATATCCAAGGTGTCAGAAAGATGGAGGCAATAATGGATATAAATCCTGAAATAATAGTAGAACTATGGGGATTGGTAAAACCATATATTCCACAAAAGGAAAGAGCAGAGGCCGCATATAGTATTATAGATTTTTATGATACAAATGGTGATTTGGAAGAATTAGCAGGATATGATAATTTAGGTTCAACCTTAGCTAAAGCATTAAATGAATATTTAGCAGACGGCAACGAAAAAGATGAAGACATAGAGGATGATGAATATTAATGGCATCTTGGTATCAAAAGGTTGTTGATAATATAATTGCCCTTCCTAATTGTATAGAGCATTATGAAGGGCAATTAGCCGAAGCACAATCAGAAATTAAATTTCAGGGCAGTATCGAGAAGGCCGCTAGTGCAATTCCTGCACTTGTGCAAATGCGATTTTCTCAATTGCAAGAAATTGAAGCAATTTTAGAACATCTAAATATACATCTACGAAAATTACGAGCACAGACATTTAGGACTTATTTAGAAAGTTATAATAGGCAGTTAAGTTCGCGTGATGCTCAAGCATTTGTTGACGGTGAACAAATAATAGTAGACCAAACTGAGCTAGTAAATGAGTTTGGGTTATTACGCAATCAATTCCTCGGAGTCTTAAAAGCACTAGAGGCAAAGCAATTCCAGATTAACAACATTGTAAAATTGCGAGTTGCTGGCCTTGAAGATTCTGAAATCAATATGTTTTACGGCAATCCGAATAAGTAATAGCAGTAGATAATTTACTTGACAGCGTCATTATCTATAGTGTATAATATAAACAATAATATTGTAAAGGAGGATTGTAATGGATATTAATTTACGTAAAGCTGCAACTTTACAGGAACAAATTCGACAGGCTATTAGTGATATTAATTTAGATACAGAAAATCCTAATGGGCTGCGTGGACGGTTAGAGCGCGTCGAACTACTAGAATTAGTGTTGTATAGTTTACGAGACAAAGTTGGCAAAGCAAATGTCGAAACTGGTGTTAGCACTTTGTTAACAAAACGGGTACAATTAAACAATTTAGTTGGTCGGTATGAAAAACTTGTTCGATTGGGTCTTGAAGAGTATCGAGAAAAATTGTCAGATTTTCGTCGAAACCGTGTCATAATAAGTGAAAACATTCTAGAGTTAAACGTGAGCTCGTTTGTATCGCTCAATGAAAATGATGTAGAAGTACTTAAAAACGAAAATATATTATAAAGTTTTTATAAATATATATGGTTAGGCATAAGGTGCGTGTAAATAGAGTAAGAGTATGCTTGCTAGATTGTGTAACATTAAGATAATATAAAAGTACAGAAAGTAAAAGAAGTCTAACCAATTGTAAAGAAGGATGCCTAGGCATCCTTCTTTTTGGTTAAAGTTGACAAATCTAGTTTTTTTGTTATTATATAATACATAAGGAGAGTATTATGTATAATAATAATAGGGCGACAAATATGGTAAATGCATGTATTGATGCAATAGGTACCATTGCTGAGCAAAATGATATAAATATTGTTGATGAGGATTTCATCAAAGATATGGCACTTTCATCAAAATTTATAAATGCGGCATTTGAACGGCAACTCGGCCAAAAAAATAAATTACACGAACAAATGTCAGTGCTTATGAATTCTATATAAAGGAAAAACCATGCGATATAAGATGTATCTCGATGATGTCCGTGCCCCGGCACATTTTGGCTCAGGTCTTAAAAATACATCAGGATGGTTGTTGGCAAGATCATATGATGAAGCAGTAGATATGGTTGAGAGTTTTGGCGCTCCAGTTTATATTAGTTTCGATCACGACTTAGGTGATGCAAATGTTAAAACCGGTTATGATTTTGCTAAATGGTTAATAGAGCAAGATTTGGATAACAATATTCTGCCTGCTGATTTTGATTTTAATGTACATAGTGCTAATCCAGTGGGCGCCGCAAATATTACAAATTTGCTCGAACCATATTTAAAAACCAGATAAAAATTAGGGTATTTCGTATATAAGAGTTTCCTAATATTAGGATATCCTTATATTAGCAATTGCTAATATAACCCGGTTAAGATTGACAGATCCGCGGTCTGTAGTATAATGTATACATAATGATAGAAGTTCTACTATTTCTAATCTTGCTTGTTTTGGTGGTTAAATGCCTACCAGGATTAGCGAGTTTTCTGGTTACTGCTATTTTGGCAATTTGTGCCATCATCGGTGCTATCGTTTTATGGATAGCAATATTTTAATTTCAATATAGGAAACTATATATGTCCGCTCAGGTCTTAGTAAAGGTCACTGGCTCGTATCGTAATGAGCCTGTACAGGATATGGTTTTCCCATTGCT